CAATTACCTGCAGGAATACTTCCCGTACCTAACAACACCAATGCGTTGCTATTAGAACCAGTCGCATTTCCAGTAACCGTAACACCAGCATAGTTACTCATACTAGCATTGGTTAACATGCTGCTATTTAAATACAATCCATATGCGTTTTGTATTCTACTCCATGTACCAGCTTGAGTTACGCCAAAGAATTGATAACTCGTACCAATTGATGAAGAATTGGCAGTAGCCATTCCTGTTCTTACACCAAATTGACTTCCTATAGAACTACTATTATTATTGCTAACTACCCATAGCCCATTCATTGCCGCAGTGTACGAGGACTCTGATACTGTATTGACTATGTATGTGTTTGTAAATCCTACACTGTTATATCCTTTACCTCGCTGCGTAACATTGGTCCAATTGGCAGTTATATCACCAGATTGAGTGTATGAACTTGATAAATTAATATCTATTATACCTCGATTCAAAGTAATACGGTCGGCATCGCTACTGGTATATGATAATTCTAAATAGTTCGCAAATTGCGTATAATCATCATCTGTTACTGAGCCGAATGGTTTTTTGTTGACCAATGTAGCTAAAACAGTGTTGGTAGAATATGGCCCTAAGAAATTTAATTGGGAGCTAGATGCATAATACTGACTATCCCATACTGTGAAGCTAGAAGTTAATGGAGCAATACCAAAGTTGGATACCACTCCAGCACTACCTGTTCCTACAACAGCTAATTTACCACCTGTTATGGTAGTGTTGGTATTGATTTGCAATCCGGTGTTCGGAGCTATAGAAGCTGTTACGCTGCCAGATGCTATCTGAGATAAATTTAAACCAGTTATTCCGGATGCTGGTATGCCAGTTAAGCCAGCACCACTTCCTTGGAAACTTCCAGAAAATGATCCGGATATATTGTATGATCCAGATTTAAGTTGTAACGGTTTAAATTGTCTAGTTTGTGTCATTATGCCCATCTCCCATGTACTACAATTAAATCATCTGATTCTATATTATATCCTAATAATGCAGTATCAAATGTAATTGTTTGTGTGGATGTTGTGTCATTTGGTGTCCATGTATATGCTACTTTGTCGATATATTGTCCGTTAATATAAATATCAAATTCATTAACAGTAGCCGTTGTAAATGTCACTGGATTGATCTTAGGAGTACCATTTACGGTAACAGTGGTTGCATTAGAATATGTAGCAATCTTATCTGTTAATGTAGTTAAATATGCCATAGCAGTTGCATTAATTGCAGCAGTTGTTCCGCCACCCGATACCACTACCCGTCCACCAGACATGATGCTACTTTGTTGTTGAAGCAGTTTGATAGGTATAGTTGTCGAATCAAATATATTAGATCCAACATCTACAACAGTATCAAATGAAACTTTTTTAATAGAATACATTTTTTTAACTGTATTCACTCTAGTTTCTTGTGGACTTTGTATAGTTCCTAATACCGTTAATGGAATAACAGCTCGAACTAACCGATCTTCTCCGACTGTATTAACTGTTTCGAATGATACTGAACCCATACTTGTATGATATGAATTTGCATCTGTACCCCATAAGAATCTGTTGTATGTAAAAATTTGATTTACCAAATCGTTAAGTTGTGTTGTAAAATCACACCACAACATCATTTCATAATCAACTGTTACATATTTTGGTATATCTATTACATATACCGGCAAACTAGGTACTCGTTCATGTTTTGGTATAGGAAATAACTCATCTTCATAACGATTTCTAGGACCATAGTTATTTCTGTATATTATTCGGTTAGAATCTGGGTTTCTATTAACATCTAATGTTTTATAATTATCTCGTTCAGTAAATCCATTTCTTTTTAACATGATTACAGGAGATTGTAGCATACCTTTTTCATCTCGCATGTACCCTAATCTACGAACATTATCCCATTTTTCTCCATTTGCGAATACTACTGGAACTGATATTTTTGTTCCGTTATCATCGATAACCGGTTGTATTTCTTGATCAATATATGATTTTATGCCATAATCTATATCATATATACTACGACCTGTATTTTTTATAACATCATCGTCTCTGCGAATCTGTTCTGCTCTGTTTAATTTAACATCTGGATTAAATATACCTTCAGTATATTCCGGATTAGGTTTATTTGTTTTACGGTCGATATTATCTCTGTTAAATTTAGGCATAAATTATTTCTTATTTTCGATATGCCGGAGAATCATTATTTCCTCCATACCGTATATTACGTATTTGTTGTTGAGTCAATCTAGTTGCGTGTGCATTACAGATTACAGATACACTATAACCGTGTTCTGATCCATTTGGCCAAGTATCAGGATTTTTTCCAACAAAATATTGATTTGCATCAACACCATCAATTTCATAGTATTCATTATCCCAAAACACAATATCTCCAACTTCAGGATAAAAATCAGCTCGTTCTAATATGTCTCTAGATATTGCAAATTGCGATGTACGAGTATATGTATGACCATAATCATCCATAACTGGATTTTTCTGATCTTTAGTAATTAAACATGGTATTAATATAGAAGCATAATATGCTTTTGACTCAGATTCACCGTAAATATTTGAATTACTATGTTCTACATTGAGTTTAAAAAATTCAATCTCAGTGTCAACTACAGCATTCAATAATTCTCGATTGATAGAAGCTAAAAATCTAGCATCCCGTTTTCCACCAAATAACGCACACATATATATCTCCTATCCAACATATATTTTTAATGGAACTTTTGCAAGCATTTCATTCATTTGATTTGCTTCTGCATTTTGACGAGTCATCATATTTTCTCGACTCATTTTATCTAAAAATTCCCGAAGCTGTGCAATTAATGATTCTTTTTCTGCTTGTCCTTGTTGTATCAGATCCGACCCGTTTAGTGTTACCTCACCGCCTGGTATAGGAACTGAAGAATATTTATTTCGAACATATCCTAACATTTCTTTTACAAGTGCAGCACCATATCTAATGATCCAAGCACGGCCCATATCATTAATTTTACTATATGTTTGATACGTATATGGTATATTTGATGCGTCCGAAACAGATCCTGTTATTAGTGCGGTATTACCAAATAATACAGCATCATTAGTTTTCTGTTCTTCAAATAAAAATTCAAACCAAACAGTTCCAAAATACTGCGTAGCCATCGAGCCTTGAGTTCCAGGTATTGGAAATATACGCATATCATCACCATGTATTTCAAATGAAAAATGAGATTTACGTATCTGATCATTAAATTCGATTGCTTGTAATCTCAATAAATCTGCATGTATTGGCATCATCATGAAACTAACTGCAGGTGAAAATGCACCAAACCCAAATGCATCTAACATTTGTTGTGAACCTAAACCAGTACCAACAAATGGATCAAAATATCTAACAATTGCAGGCGGTGGATTATGAAGTACTTTTCTAATTTCAATTGAACTAGTTGAACTAAGTGTGATACCCAATGACTGCTCAACTGCTTGTTTAATGCTATAAGTTTGTTGTTTATCTATTAAATCAAATGAAGCTGAATACCATTTTGTTGTACCGCCACTACCTGCTTCTGTTCCATATGCTTTTGATAACTTAGTTATATATCCTAATGATTGTCCTACCACTTTTCCTGTTAAACCATCAGATCCTAAAAAGGATGCATCGGTTTGCATCCCTAGAGTATTAACTAAATTATTTATGATATTAACTTGATTTATTTGGTTTGAATATTCAATTACCGCAGATTCAAATGCCGTATAAAAGTTAATATCTACCAATTCAACATCCATAATGGGATATCCAACATATTGTGCAGCATACTTTGCAAAACTATCTGCTTGTTGTTGAAATGTTACATCAGAATCAAAAAAACCAAATGGTGTTTTACCCGGAGAAAATGATGAGCTTCCGGGCCATATTTGTCTGTTTTCTGAGTAGTCCATTATGTCCTTTTCCTATAAATATCAATATTTTTCATTTAATAAATTTAAAATTTCATCTAAAGCTTCGTGTCGATGATTGTCAGTTAATATGATTTCATTGACATACTTTGATATTTTTATTTTTGGTATTTCATGTACTGCCGAATCATTTTGAAATTTTAAATCAATTTGATAACGGTCTCCACATAATATCATTGTGGCATTTTTTCCTAAACGACTTAATACCATTTGTAATTGTTGTTTAGTTAAGTTTTGAAACTCATCAACTATACAAACAGCATTATCAAATGTACGTCCTCTAAAATGTGCTAATGAAACTAATTCTATATTTTCTTGTTGTTCCATTTTTTCTAACAACTCCGGTTTATTATAAACCTTACGCATATTGCTACGAATTGGAACTAACCATGGTTCCATTTTTTCTCGTTCTGATCCGGGCAGGAATCCATTGTCTTCTGTTGATACAGTGGGTCTTGTTATTATGATTTTATCTACTTGCCGTTTAAAATATAAATCTAAGGCAATTTGTACAGCTAATAATGTTTTTCCGGAACCTGCTTTTCCTAGTATGAAATTGAACGGCGTTCTTAATATTAATTCTTTGGCTCGTTTTTGTTCTTCTGATAATGAAATACTAAATTTTATATCATTTTTTGGTGGAGTTTTCTCCTTATTAGTTGTACTCATATAATAAAGTTTTAGTTAAAATAATTTGGTTAAAGTTGACTCTTGCAATTGCATATCTTTTAAAGTTTCAATCTTTCCCAATGACATCTGTCGTATTGCTAAAAATGTTTTTTTAGCTGGGTATGGTGTTAATGCAGTTATTTTAATTAATTCTTTATCTTCTCCTAAATCTTGTTCTATATGAACCATAACCACTAAACGTATTGCTCGTATACGATCCAATACATCAATTAACCTTCCCTCATAACGAATTCTAGCTAACATGGAATACTTTGTTCTTGGTGCTGCCATATTTGTATATTTCCTTTACTTTATTATAAATATTTAAACAGTAAGAAAGGGATGACCTAAGCCATCCCTTTTCTCATTATTAATTGTTTAAATAATTAAATAATTAACTTACTACTATAGTATGTTCAAACCGTGAACGTATACCTTACCGTAAAATTCTGGGCGGACAACCTTCTTAGCGTAACGAGTCATTACACCTTTTCTAGGAGTGAAGTTAATTGGATCGTAAACTAATGGAGTCATAATCAATGGAATATATGGACTAAATACAGCACCAGTTTCAAGGAATTGTGTTCCTCTGAATCCCATTAGAATTACGTTTTCTTTCATGTATGGGTTTTTGTAAACTGTGTATCTGTTATTGATAGCACCAATTTTTTGAACACCAGCGGCAAATTCCATCTTAGTTCCATCAGTATCGGCAGCAAATCCAGGAATAGATTCAAGGATAGTTGCAACAGCAGGAGAAGTTACTAAGAAGTTAGCACCACCTCTTAAGGTTTTTTGGTGAATTTTGTTAGATACTTTTTGAAGTTTAGTACCTAAAGTTTGGAACCAACCACCTTGAGTGTTATAGAAACCATCACCAGCAGCGGTAGCAGCACCTGCAGAAGTTTGACTAAATGCAGAACCGTTCCATACGTTGTTATTCAATGCTGACCAATACTCGGTAGTTGGAGCTGCAGAAATCAACATATCTAAGATCTCTAAATCAATCTCCATTGATACATACTCTGATAACATTGAAGTTAATTCAGCTTCAGCATCAATTGAGTGATAAGCATTAAGATCTTGAGCGAATTCAGGAGTCCAAACTGCTTTCAATTTTCTTGTTTTAGCAACGATTGGATCTGATTGCATTTCTAAGTTTAATTCAGGAATATCAATATCAACATTGTATCCGTTAGAAAATGCACCTTTGTTATCTTCAAAATCACCTCTTGATACATCAGTTGGTTGTTTGCTGAATACTAATTTCAAGTTGCTAGCAGAAATTGCAGTTTGAATTGCAGTAGCTTGAGCAGTGGTTACAACAAATGTAGTTGCGTAAGCAGAATCAATTTTAGAAAATGCTTGTACTGGGATAATTTCAGTGTTAGCAGATCCTGAAGTTAATACGAATGATCTAACTGCATATAAATCAGCAGAAGATGGAGCAGTGAAAGTTACTTTCTTGTAAGAAGATAATGAAGCAGAATATGTTCCATCAAAGTTTACATCAATTGGATCAGTAATAGAAGCAGTAGTTGCAGTTACTAATGAAGAAGTTTCGTTAATTGAATAACCAAATCTTCCAGCACCATAAAGACCACCAGTAGGATCACCAGTTGTAGTAGTAACACCAAATAAAGAGTCATCAGCGTTAGGAGAACCAAATGGATCACCAGTTCTATTTAAATTGTCGTTATCAAAACCAGGTTGAGATGTACCATATTTAAAGTCTAGATAAAATACAAGACCTGAAGGTAAATTCATTGGTTGTACTGATACGAATTCTTTTGCAGCAAACTCAGCAAAAATTCTTCTTACTAATGGTAATGCTACACCAGCCCACTCTTCAGAACCAGCAGCGGTACCTGTTTGTGAAGCTTCTTTTACTAACTGACGAGCTTGGTTCTCTAATAATTGAGCCATACCAGCTGTTTCAGTTTCAGTTTTTAGGCCTTCTAATAGACCCGTTTTTTGCCATTTGCTAACTAGCGACTTTGCAGCTAATCTTTGAGATGCATCTGGGCTTTGTAATAAATTTTTAATGTTACTCATGATTTTTTATTCCTTTCGAATGTTTTTAATAATTATAGTCCAGCTAATTTTTTCCATCTATTAGCTAATTCAAAACCTTCTGTTAAAATTGGTTTAGATTCTGGCTTAGTTGAAGCTACTGGTTTAGAAGCGTAAGATTCTTTTACTACTCTCTTAACTGCAGGTTTAGCAAAACTTTCAGCCATTGTGCTAAATACTAATTTTACTTCTCTGGTGTTTCCAGCTCTATCAAATGATTCTAGAACTTTCATTTTTTGATTTTCGTTCAAATCAAAATTACGGAACAATTTGTTTGTGTAAAGCAATTTAGCGTTTAACAAATTAACTTCGTTGATGATAGATTTAAGTTGACGAACTGTTTTGTAAGCTTCTTCTAATTCAGCTTTAACTTCTTTCAATTCTTCTTCTTTTTCAACAGGAGCTTCTTCTTCTTCAGTTTCTCTTAAGATAGCTTCGATGATTTCGTCGATGTTTTCTCCTTCTTCAGAATCATCTCCACCAAAACTACCATCATGTTTAGCATATCCAAGATCTTCAGCTTCTTCCATCGGAGCTTCCATTGTATCACCTTCTAATTCACGAATAATAGATTCTAAATCTAAATCTTCGTTGTATTCTTCTTCTGGTGCCATTTCTTCTTCTGCATCCATTTCCATTTCGCCTTCTACTTCACCAGCTTCTGGCTCATAAATAATTTTACCTGCAGGTTCTGGAAGATCGAATTCTACTTCATTTTCTCCTTCTACTTCATCACCCATTGCATCTACATCTAGATTCATTTCAGCATCTACTGGCTCTTCCATTTCTTCATCTTCTAATTCTTCAGAAAGTTTAGCAGCTAACATGCTTTCGATTCTAGGGGCAAATGCTTCTTGTAACGCAATTTTTGCATTTGCTAACGCCGTTTCTTTAACGGTTCTAGCATCAGCAATTGCTTCTTTAAGCAAATCTGATTTTGCCATTTGTTTTTCTCCTTAAATTTGTTTTTTGGAAATAAGACTATTCAGAGTCTTAATAGAAATTAATAATAATAAGGACGTTATATAAGAACTAATAACGTATTTTAAAATAAATACCGGGTAGTTTGAAAAACCAGTAAAAAAGCCCTAACTTTAATAGCTAGGGCTCATTTTAACTTATTGATTTTCTTGTCTTGTTCTTAATTTTTGAAAAAATCTAGCATTGATCAATTCCATTCTTTGTTCTACGCTTTTCTTTACAAATTCTTGTCTAGACTTTACTTTTTCTAAAATTCCAGAACTTTTAACTTTTCTTTTAAATGTTTTCAATGCAAAAGATAAATCTTCTTTTGTAGTTCCAACTACTTTTACTCCTAATCCAACTCCTGGATAAATTGATTGATGTTGTTTTTGTTTTTTGTTCATATAACTGGTTTTATAAATTAAATTTGTGGTTCTGGTGCTACTTTTGGTTTTTGTCCTCTTACATTGAAACGGAAATGTTTTATTTCTGGTTTCTGACTGATATATCCTTGTATTTGTTGAGATTCTTTTGCTGGATCTTCTCCTAATCTAAATTGAAAATATCCTACTTTACCAGATGGAGATAATTTAGATTTAATAACATATATTTTTTTCTTTGCAGCAAATTGTTTTATTTCATCAAATACATTTTCTGCGGTAGCTGGATCAAATAATACAAATTCAACTCCACCTCTATAATCAGTAATTTTATTTAATAGTTGAGCTTCATCTACTATTTCTTCTTCTATATTTTTAGAAATAGCTTTTCTTCTCTTTTTTAAATACTCATCTGAATTATCTACGGTACCATCATTATTAATATCAGAATCTTCTTTTCCTACCGGATCCAATCCATCTTCAATATGTAATCGACCTTTTGTAGTTTTCAATACATTCTGTGCAGCTAATACTTTTTTTGGATCTTTAGTGTCATCTGCAGATAATACTACATCTTTTGTAGGATCTGGTTTCTTTCCGAATGAAGTTTGTTCAGTTAAACCAAAAAAGTCACGATACATTTTTTTAAAAATATTCATTGTTCTACCTTTAATATAAAAAATTTTTATTAGTTATCCAAATTATTGAACATCATAATATCTGTTTAATGCAGAACCAATATTTTCATATGCCATAGATAAACGTTCTTGCAATTGTGAAATTTCTTTTGCAGTCTCTTCAAACATTTTATAATCTTCTTCTAATCGTTTAAAATGTCTTTTGTGAGCCACTTCATTAAACCAATCACCCTCTTCTAATGCAATAGCTTGAGCTTTTTCTACAATATTTTTTACTCGTTCACATAATTCTTGCAAATTGCCTTTTCCATAAACAGATTCGCCCATTGCAGAAAAATTTTTTAAATCAGTAACAAATTTACGTTTTTCTTCAATTGATAATGGCATTTTTTCATTTTCACCATGTACCATTTCATATATTACTTTTAAATTGCTTTTCATATTATATCCTACATTTTCCATCATCGCATAATATAGATGTAATTATACTATTTACGCGTGAATATTTGTTTGTGATGTTATTTTCATTTATTTTTGGATCTACTGATTCATGCATTTTCATTGGTCGCATAAATGCTCCATGAGTCGATGGATTGGATACAAAGTCCCAACAAATTAATTCAAAATCTTCTTGAACTTCGACAGCACTTTCGTTTCTTAATTCTTTAACAGATCCCAATCCTCTACTAGAAATACCTAATGTAATACCAGCTTTAAACAAAGCTTTTAATATATTACCAGATGGTGTTTCTAATATTTGAACAGCACCTTTTAAATCATCACCATCCCACCAAATTTTCAATACATTGTGAGAAACGTTATTTAAATTAACAACCGATGTCTCTGGATGATCTAATTCTCCCAACGCTCTGTGTTGTTGAATATATTCTTGTTCATATCTACGACATTCTCTTTCTAAGATATGTTTTGGATATATACGACCATTTTGATTTTTTGCTCCTGCTCTTTGAAGTACACCATGCACAACAAATCCACCAGGGATACCATAATCAGCACCTGCAGATTCATTTAATGAACCAATTGGCTTAAATGGCATGAAATCAAGTATTAATTGTTTTGACATAATAATTATTCTCCTAACGATCTTACTCGTTCTGCAATTTTAATTAATCGTTCTGAAATTTTATGTAAACTTTTTCTAGTTGCATTTCCATAATGATTTGATGTTACACCGGCTTCTGTCTTTAGCTTACTATTATAATTAACGAGTGTTTCAATTTCATGCAATTTTTTTGCAATTTCACGAATTGTACTGTTTACTTTCTTTACAGGAGATGTGTCTGGATCAGAATTTATAAATTTTCGATATGATTCTAAAATACTTTCGTATTTATTATCGATCATTTCACCTAATTTTTTCATATGCGTGGTTCGATCTGGTTTATTAGATTGGCCTGGGGTATCTACTAAAACTTTAGATGGATATTCATTTGGATTATTATACCAATCGTTGTCTTGAGATGCCCATGCAAATTTATCCATAAATACTTCTTCTTCGCTTTCTGGTTTTTGATATTCTCCAATTTTATACGAAGGTGGAGTATTTACTGATTCATATTTTGCTTTTTTCTGTTTCCATTTACCAGGAGCAGCAAAAGCAGCCGGTGTATTATATCCAGCAATTGCCCCAGTTACATTTTGTTCATCAATTTCGTCATCCGAATCAGATTCTACCTTTTTTTCTAGTTCCGATTCTTCAATTTTGATAAACTTATCCTCGATTTCTTTTATGAAAGATTTCATCGGTGTATTTCATTTAATTCATCAACTAAATCAAAATATCTCAACAAAGACAATATATGTGATTCTTTTATTGTTTTCATTGTTTCAACATTACAAAGCATTTCTGATAATTTAGATACTTTTATTTTAGTAACATCATCCTCAATTTTTGATACATGCTCTGATAATTGTAATTTAATTTTTGGTATTATGCTTTTAATATATTCCTTTAGCGTAGAAGTATCATTAACATGGGTAATATATTTGTTTAAAAGTTGTTTTTGTGATTCTGATAATACTGAGTATTTGCTATTAAATTTATCAACTAAAATTTTATAAGTTAATAAACGCATATCCTTTTCTTGTTTAGTATATGTTTCCATTACTATATCTTTAAGAACTGGTCGCTTTTCTGACAACATGGAATGATCAACAATTACATTTTTACATTCTAATAATTGTTTAGGATTATCAGTTTCTTCATACTCAAATAACATGTATATAGAAGCTAATACTTTATAGTTATTTATGTGTATTTTTGAAATGTTATCAAATATAAAATTATCTGAAATTTCTTTAACCAAATTATATCTTTGACGACTTAATTGGGTTTTATTTAAGCGTTTATGTGCTTCTTTTATAGTTCTAATATAATCTAATGCTCTAGCCTCAGATTTGAACTGCTCTTTAACAAGTAGGTTATATAATTGTAATTCTTTAGATAATTCTGTGTTTTTACCGAAATATTTTTTAATGATATCAATTGTTACCGATTTATCTGAAGTTAATGTTTCAGATGTTAATTTTCGGACCAACATTTCAAAAAGAATTCCAGTATTCTTATATTTCGAATGTTTTAGCTTCTTCATGTATTTAATCTTTTTTTTAAATAAATATATTACATGTTTATAAAATGTTATTTTCGTCTAATAATGTACCAGCATCTGTATTACGGGCATCAATATTTTCAAATAACATTTTCGTAGTTTTAGATTTACCTGATATTCGATTTAAAATATCTTTATTTTCTTTTGATAAAGAAGTTTTTCTATCTCTAACAGTTGGCTGAAATGTTCTATTTAAATTTTGAAAGTCAAATGCTTGTCGTAATTCTTTTTTTCCGGTCGGATCCCATCCAAATGCATTTGCATGTTGTCCCGATTTAATTCCTTCTTTTGGACGTCCACCTAAATCTTTTTCTTCTACTTCGTTGCTACTCATATGAACGGTAGCTAAATCATGTGGCGTTCCATAAGATACTCCGGTGATAGCGGGATCATTTCCTTCTTGTTCAATTTGATTTTGACGGAATCTCAATTTTAAATCTTCAATAATATCATTACGTTCTTGTAACCATTGTTCTTCAGACATATTAAAGATATATTCATAAATGTATCGATCTGAAACTAATTTACTATCTTTCATTGTGTTAGCTAATTGAATTTTTTCATTCATTAAAGCTACTTTTTGTTGATCGTAAATTATAGATGGAGCAGTTAGTTCTAATTCAAATCCAACTAAATCTTCTCCTTCAAATCCTTGTGTGTATAAATGAACTATGGCAATCTTTGTTAATTCAGAAACCATTATTTTTTGTATACGTTCTATTGTTCTAGCAAAACGAATATCCATAGAAGCTAATGTTGTTTTACCTTCAACTTCTTCAGCATATCCTAAAAATGGTTTTGGTATTTTTAAACCAGCCATCATTTTATTTTTTACATATTCAATATCTTCAATTCCGGTAAAAGTCATACCAGGTAATGTATCAATATTAGTAGAACTTTGTCCTCCTCGAACTGGCAAGTAATAATCTTCTAACATGTTATTAAGATTAAACTTAAGATTGTAGTTTCCGGTACTTTGATCTACATGCGGTATCTTTTTCATTTTATTGATAATGGTTTCCATGAAAGTATCAACTTCATTTGGTGGAATATTACCAATATCAATTTTAAATATACGTTTTTCTGGAGCTCGCATAATACGATGTATTAGCATTGCATCTTCTAATAAAGTTAATTTTTGAAATTCTTTACGAGCTCCTTCTAACATACTTCTACCGTATGGTAAAAAATTAGAGTCTGACATTAATCGGAAATGTGCAATTTCAAAAACATCATATTCTTGTTTTGGCCCCATTAAGTGATTAAATTTAATTTTATAATCACCAGTTTTTTCATCATATTCTTCTAATCGCTCAACTTCATATGAAGATAATGGTCTTGCATTTAAGATACCAATTTCTTCTGCAATATCCAATTTTAAAAAGAAATCTCCATATTTTGCCATGTTTCTAATCCATGGCCACAAATTAAATTCAATATTTAAAACATCATAAAATAAATTATAAAGTATTTTTTGTATGTTTGTTTTATTACTTTTAATTGTTAAAATTTCTCCAAATTGATCTGCTAATGTAGATTCATCTGCGTATATATCAAGTGCAGAAGAAATGATAGGATCTTTATCCATCATTTCATAATCAGCATATAGCTGTATACGATTTTGTGAAGTATTGTAATTAGTATCAAAACTACCAAATCCGCCAGCTTTATGTGGGCTACCACTATGTAGTCTAGTATAACGGTCGGTTATTTTTGTTTGTGTTATATTTCCGCGAGATTGTAAACGGTTGGTGTCGACTACTCTTACTTTATCTTTACCATATGCTCGTACAATAACATTGGTACTAAATAAATTTTGTAATCTTTGTCTTAATGAAGCCATATTGTATTTATATTAGTTGTATACTTATAAATATAAACTATTACAAAAGCCATGTTAAATTTTCAGATCCAAACCCATTATCCCATTTCCACGAATCATTTGGTTTAGATTTTCCTGTATAAATAACATTATTGCTAGTTTTTTGAAATGCGTTTAATGCTCGTTTATTTAAATCAATTCCTTGCTGTCTTAATTTGAGTGAAGTGTCTCGCAACCAAAGTGCGATACAAAAAGACATAACCAAATCATCATTATAACCTTGCTGTGATTGTGCTTTACCATTTAACCATATAAATACAAATAGTTCTTGTATTAATCGTTTACTACGTATAATAGGTGTTTTTTCACGCATATACATCTCCAATGCTGATATCATTAATGGTCTAGTTCTTGCAGTTGTAGATACGCCAGGAACCATTTGTGATTTGTCTTTCATATCATAGCCTTTTTTCAACTGCACATTAGTATCAATATACCCATCATCTTTATATGTATAAACTAAATTAGCATATCCTCGATCGATAGCTGGTTGTATTGCTGCCCAACCAATGTTTGCGTTTTCAATTGCTAGTAACGCATTATTCCATTCTGTTGCAACTGATACTAACATGTTACCAAATTCATTAGGTGGTATTTTTCCTTTATATTCTGCTACTTGTCGTATGTCTTGTACATCAATAACATGAAATGTAGACCAGTCTGCGCCATCGCCTCGAGCAACATCCGCTACAACCATATAATCTCGAGAATAATCTGGATACTCCCATACCCAATATGCATTGTCGTATCCTCGCTTTTCTATAGGTTCTGTACATTTTGATTCGTATTCTTGTAATAAATTTCCGTCAACTACCGTATGTCCAGATGATATAAAATCACAATCACATTCCTGCGCAGCGCCATGTTCTCCTAATAATCTAGTTTGTTCATTACGCCATTCTGAATCTCGTTCTGGGTGTACGTCCCATTTTAATCTAATCGTATGAAATCCATTTGTACCAGATTCAGCATCTGCCCATGTTTGATGAAACCAATTACCAATACCATTTGGAGTAGACAATACAATAGCACCACCACCGGTTGATAATGTTGCTTGTGATGCGATCCAAATTTCTTCAATGTTTCTAATAAATGCAGCCTCATCAACAATTAATAATGATAATGCTTCTGAACGAGCTCCGGTTGATGCACTAGATATTGCTTTTATTTGAGAACCATTTTTGAATTTCAATGATAACTTGTTATTCGATGTTATAGTAGTTTTTAACCAACTTGGTAAATGTTCATTCATTATTTGAACTTTACTTACTAAGTTTTTTGCTACATCTTGTGTGGTTGCAATAACTAACACATTGAAATCATCATTAAATAACATAGACCATAATGCAAAACCAGCAGTTAAAGTGGATATACCTAACTGTCTAGATTTTAGTATTATATTATATCTATTATCTCGTAATTCAGTTAATGAATCTTCTTGAAATGGAAATAAATTAAATTTTATTTTTCCTCGTTTAGGATGTTGTATATAACAATACTGTTTCATGAAAAAAACAGGATCTGCAGCACATTTCATGTACTGTTGTTGAATTACTTGTTTTAAATTTGCTTGTGCCATCAGTGTAATGTAATTGTAACAATCATTTGACCGGTTAATAACGTTGTTATGATTCCGCTAGCAAACCAAATTGCTTTGTGATCATACCATTTAGTTTGATGTTCTTTTAATTTTTTTGAATACCATTCTTCTCGTTGTTGGTACAATGTTATATTTTCTTGTAACAGTGTTATTTTTTGTTTTCTAAATTCATTCTCTACAGAATCTAGCCGAATCAATGTTTCTTGTTCTTGTATTATAGATTTTTGTTCGTGAATTATTTTTGTATTAACAGAATCTAAATGACATAATGAATCTAATGTAAATGATATATCAATTACCTCTTGCTCAGTAAAACAAGTATCACTACTCTGAGACCAGGCAGTGATACTTATAAATAAAAAAAATAATGATATTAAATATTTCATCGTCTTCTTGTTTTGTTCAATATATTCTTTTTTGCTGCAGCTGCATCTTTTTTTTCTTCTGGAACATTCTTTTTTGAATCTTCTAAAATTTTAACTAAATCTTTTTTGTCAGTAATTTTCTTTTTAACATCAACTTTTTGTTCTTCAATTTGTTCAAGTTTTTTATCTACATCTTGTATCTGTTGATTGTTTGTATCTATTTTTTGTTTAATATCTGGCAATTCGTTATCGACAGTATTTTCTTTTTTTGTTGATTTAATTAAAAAGAATACTCCAATAACTCCAGCAAGTATTCCTATAATAATTGCCCAATATTTTTTAATTGTTGCTATCATTTGTTTCCGTTTCCCCATTTAGTTTATTTAAGAATTTTTCTTTAAATTTTTCAAATTCTTTTTGAATTTTTTCTTCAAATTCTTCTGGAGTCATTTTTGCTGTCCATGTTTCTAAGTCCCCAGATGAATTAGATACAAACTGTGTTGATTGGGTATATGCTTGTTTTAATAAATTAATATCTTGTTCGGCCGAACGTAGCCAAGCTAATGCATTATTTTTAACTCGATCTCGTTCATATTCTTCAAACTTACCCTGTTTCCTTAAGTCATGTTCCATTTCTATCACACAGTCAAAACACATATCATGTATTCGTCGCATCTTTTCATCGATGCGTTGTGGATTTGTGCATGTGCATGTTTCTTTTGGACAACGATTAAATCTATTTAATTCATCTCGTACTTTTTGAAATACTTCTGAATTTTTTGATTTTTTAATTCGGAAGCCATCCCGTTGCTCAATAACATATACGTTACCAGTAACGGGATCAGTCTCTTCCCAGATATCTCCAATCTCGTGTCGTTCATTCTTTTTAGCTGCGGAATCTGCATCAGAAAATCCAACAGTTTTTTTAGTTTGAAACTTATGCGTGCCATCTAACATTTGTTTAATGGCTTTGATATTTTGTAACTTTTTTGACATATATAACTAATTTTTAAATTTATTATTTTTCAGAACTACCTGCTAATGTTGTTAATTTTTTAATTGCTAATGTTCTTAATAGTTTATAAAAGTTTGCTTGATCAACTACTTCTACATCTTGCATTGCTAAGTTAATTACATTTGCAATAGATTTAATTCTAGCAACATTTCCAGCTTCACCTTTTAAACTTTCAACATATTTTTCTACTGCCACAGTTTCTTTTGCTTGTTTTTCTTCTTCTTTTTCTACAGCGGGCTCTTCTGGTGTAGCTGGCTCTTCTGTTTTTGCTACTGGTTGTGCTGCAGGTTCGGTGGTTACAGAAGCTGGTGTTTCAGCTGGAGTTTCTATTTCTGGTTCTGCAGTAGGTGTTTCTTCTGGAACTTCTGCAGCTGTATCGGGTTTTTCTTCTTCTTGTTCTCGCATTAAAATTGCTTGAACATTTCGACGAACATATTCTTTAATTAATGCTTCTTTTTGTTCAGCAGTTAATTTTTTTATACGATCCTTAACAGATTCTCTAGTTAAATTTTCTTTTTTATCTTTAATCACATCAGCAATTTCTTTTTCTTCTTTATCTTCTCGTTTTTTCAATCTTTTAAGTGCATGTTTAGGATCATATTCACCGTTTTCTAAATCATCATATAATCTATCGTCAGTATTCCATTTTATATCGTACGAGCCATCATCAACCATCGGTTTATCAGTTTTACGTAGTAAATTAGGAATAGTATCACCATTTGATTTAGGATTCAATCCACCTTTTTTGTCATCCATTGTATAATCTTTAAGATCTTTTCTAGGTTTTATTTTTTGTGACTTTTCTAGATCTTTTGGTTCTTTGTACTTGCTTTTATGTTTTTGAGCCATTGGTATATTTCCTATTTTTATATATAAATATTATCGTTGATATTTTAATACTCCTAAAATTTGATTAACGGGGGCAAAAGCACCGGTTAATTTATATGTATTGCCTTTGTATACGAATACAATGCCTTCTGATGGTACAATTGCTTCAAATCCGCCCAGCCGTTGTATACGAGCTAATTCGGTTTTTAATTTATCTAATGTTTTAATATCATTACTAGTTTCCAATTCTCTAATTAATTGAGCTAATTCTGATTTTATGGTTTGTACTGATTTTGCAGGATTAACTGCTAAAAAATTTTCCGCATTCTTTAATACCACTGCTCCTAATCTTAAAAATATAGATTCAAATGGTTCCATATTTTGTTTTTGAAACTTTTTAAAATCTTGTTTATCAAATTCAGTGACCCAATTTAAAAATTCTGGATTTGTAATTTGTTTTTTCAATGCAGTTATAGTAGTACCTTTATCATTAAATGCCCAACGATAAATTAATGTAGATATAACATCTTTTGGTATATCATAACCAAATTCATTTGCTTTTGTTTGTATTACTTCTTTCCACCATGCCTTATGATATTCAGTAACTAAATCAGTATCTTTAAGGCTATATCTGTTACGTAATTGATCTACTTCATTAATAAATGAAGTTTGCTGATCTTCAAAATCAGATATTCTTCCTAATTTAATTTTTTGTGGAGGTATAATTTGAAATGTTTTTTGTAAGTGTGCATTTGCATCTTGTATTATATTTTGTACAGTAGCTCCACCTGTTGCATCGGTTTCTACAATGTTACCTTGTTCATCATATTCAACTAAATTATGGAATTGTAGAACTGCAGTTTCATATGGAATAACATTTCTAGTTGCCGGATATATAATTTCCATATTTGCAAATACTCGTCCATTTTTAAAAATTGCATTTAAACGGTCTTGTGGTATACGAGAAAATGCTTGAGCCAAATCTTCACTCGCATTTCCAAATGCTTCTGAAATTGGTCCTCGATTGTCAAATTTTGCTTGAAGTTCTTGAACAGTCATTGGATTAACAACTGTTGCTTTATTTCTAGCAAATCCAACTTTTCCATCTTTCCAAGTTACTTGTATATTTTGTCCATCTGTTTTTTCGGTAACAGCTTCTTCTATATCTAATCTGCCAGCCAATGCTCTAGATATCATTTCTTTCATGTCCCCAAAAGTCAATCCGTGTTGATCGTATGGATGAGCCATATGTCCAGCTGCACCGCCTTCTGTAATCAATGATTTTGAATTTACTGATTCTTTAATCATCGGAGATTCGATTTTTGCTCCAAATACTGTTTTAGCAAATTTATCAAAATCATATTGAAAACCTTTACCAGTATTTGCATCTAAAAAATGTCTTAATTTTTTTATTTTAGCATCATGTTTTTCTTTATTCTTCTCGCCCATCGATCCTTCAAACATTGTTTTCCACCACTGTTCAGAAAATAATGATTCTTGTACTCCAGAAACTATTTGCCATATATTTTTAACTATTTCGTCTGGTGTATTTGGATATCCAAATTTAAATGTTTCATAATCTCGATTTGCAATTGCAGCGCGAAGTGATGATGCTGATATAGGTTCTCCGTTTTTATATAATAGTGGATCAATATCAATATTCATTTCAATTGCATCTATACCAGTTGGAATTTTTCTACCTTTTTTGTCACCAATCGTCTTATATTTATCTACATTTGGTGCAAAATCTTTTGCACGAACATAATCATCACCTTTAGTAGAAGC